CGCGTCTTAAATAAGACGGATGGTTTTGGTTTGCTAGGCTGTGGCTGATTGTCACGCCATCTTTGCAACTGGTCTTTTAATGTGTCACTCATGATAATCTCCTATGTAATTTACAAATGCTTGATATGCAGACTACGGGCGCAGTCACCCCTTCGTGTTTATATAATCCGCATAATAAAACACTTGTTGTCCACACGTTTAGGCTAAGACGTTTTCTTGGGGTTGCTACTACACAACGTGCCAATACTTGTCCGCATACGTGCCATGCGTGTGGGTGTTTTACGCTATATGCTTGTGTTATTTAAATAAGAATATGTGAGCTATGTTGCATCTCATAAATACAACAACTCGGTCTTATTTAAGACCACAAAGCGTACAGCTATCCATATTGTTAAAGAGCAAGAACTTCCATTGATTAAATACATTATAGCACAGGTCGAGTTCCGTGTCAATACCCCTCGCTACGTCTATTTACTTTTAAGTCCATTACAGCCCCTATAATCTGGTCGCGTGTGTATGTTTGCCCGCGTAGCGTGATTGTTGCGCCATGTATCTCGGTCGGTGGTTCACTCAATACCCACAATAAAGTATCTGTGCGCGGGTCATAATCAAAGTATCGTTCGTTAAAGTTTCCTGTTAGTTGCCTGCGACGTTGCATACCTCCAGTTGTATAGTTACTCCACTTGCGATTGCGCGGGTCTTTATCAATACGCATAACACATGGCGGGTTTTGTCCTGTCATGTAACACCATATCACCTGCGCGGTTGTGTATTGCATTCCTTTGAATTGAATGTATGGGCTGGTGATTGGTTTCTTGTTGGGTTTATCTTTCCTATATAACTCACCTGTTTCGGGGTTGTATTGGAAAGCGGCTTGAAGCTCTTTTTGGTTTAATGTGCGTTTCATTGTGGTTCTCCTGTTGTTAGGTGTGAGTATAATACTACATAAGTTCCAAGAAAGCTATATAAGTTCAATGCGAGTTCCTACATATGTTCTATGTTTGCGAAAGTGCCTTGCGCCCTAGTGCGAGTTAAGCGGGTCAAGAATGAAAAACTATATAAGTTCCCATGTTCCGAGAAATTTGGAGTACAACTGCGCAAATAAGTCAAACAGAAATAAAAAACTCCAAAATTCAAAAGCGTGTCTCTATATACATATCTATCTCTTTAATAATAAATATATAATAAGAACATATAACTTAATAATAATAGAATGCAGGACTGGTGCGGGTTTGCGTAATGAAACATGCAGACAAAATCATTGGAACTTATATAGCTTTCGCGGAACAGAATTGAATTGGCGGTCTTAAATAAGACGAAGCGGTCTTAAATAAGACGAAAAGGATTGACGCAATCGGAACGCAACGTGGCTAACACGCGCAAGCTAGACCTCTTTGTAGGAACCAGTGTCAACTTATCTTACTCAGCTTCGCTTCGTTATCATTCCAAACCAGTTCAGCTTCGCTAAACAGATTAGCTGTTCTGCTCAGCCTCGCTGGCTGAAATGACACTGGTTCCTAACAGGGCAAAAAAATACCCGCCACATTGGGCGGGTTGTAAGTTAAATCGATTTATATTTTTGGTTTAGTAAGTGCTTTCGCATCATTTGAAAGCACGCTCTCGCGTATGGTTTAGTCATATATGCTCAAGAGGGCTTGCGCCCTCTTGCCTCGGTCTTGTTTAAGACAATTTGTCAATAGCTACTAGCACGGCATTTAATCGGTCATTCACGTCAGACCATGCTTTACCCTTTTGCTCTTGCACTAAGTTGCTAGCACTTGTTAGATACTTAGCAATTTTTTCAATCGCTGGCGTTTCAGGGCTATCGGCTTTTAACATAGCTAGCAAGCCGTTAACGCTAGGCGGTGTGATACGAGGCAAAGGCTTAGGATTTTCGCCCTTTGCTTTTAACTCGGCGTTAAGTTTAGCGATTGACTCGCGCTCTTTGATTTTATCTTGCGTGAAAGCGTGCCATTGTGGCGCAAGTGCCTCGGTGCTTAACTCTCTCACACGGGCAAAGGCTTGTAACATATCGTAAGAGGCTTTAACATCATTCTTGCTGATACGTTTCGCGCCTTCGGGCTTAGTGTCATTGTGGTGCTTAACGAACTCACCGCCATTAGCGTAAGGGATACTTGCGCCTAGCATCAATGCGCCTGTTAGGGCTTCGTTTAATTGATTGCTACTGTTAGCGGTTGCCATCAGCAATTCATCCGTGACAGGTACGAGAGGGCGTGATACATGCACTAACTTGCCGTGCTCAATAACATCAAAAGAAACTAACTGTTTATTTGTTTTTGCTTTCATTTTACTAACTCCTATGTAGGTTAAGAATAACAATCGGGCTTTCGCTCAACTGTTGGAATGCATTTTACGCTACGTTTCGTACCTTGTCAAGCCTTTTCGTACCCCCGCAACCCCACCTATACCCCACCCCCACGAATGTGTAATGGGTCCCATCCGCCGCCTAGTGCGCTCTGTTTTAAACAAACAATTACCAAATTTCTCAAAAACGCCCCCACCCCCTGGCCCTCTCACTGATCCGACCCCCCTACCCCTTCTGTTATTATCATATCCATACCACATATAAAAATCGCGGGAACCCCCGTCAAGGGGACCCAAAACATCTTTACAATCAAAAAATTTTTATATATAGTTCATGCAACTTGAGTAATCTCATGCAAAAAGGCTTTATGCAAAACATAAACCAGCTATTACATTTCGATCCAGAGAATCCCCAGCCATACATGCCGGAGTTAGAGCGTGTCGCTGACGAGGATGTCCTGTTTGCAAAAGATTTAACCTACCGGGAAGAAGTAAGAGCCCGTGCCAGAACAGTCATTACCGAGATGCAACATGGCTTGCAGGTCGAAACTGACGAAAAAACACACAGAACTGCTGCAGATATCCTGCAGGAACGTACCCCACTAAGCGAACACGACACAAAACCCGATGTGATCCTGCAATTAGCTGCGATCATGAATGAATTTGACCACGACGTAGTGGAAGATGCCGTTCGAATGCGTCGTTTTGTGACGAATAAGCTCATGTTGGAGGCAAATACGGCTGTAAAAGCCAGTGAACGCATCAAAGCGCTCGAGTTACTAGGTAAAATTAGTGATGTTGGGCTGTTCGTTGAGCGGTCAGTCGTCACAGTTGAGCATAAAACCACGGCAGAGCTGGAACAAGAGTTCTCCGAGACCATCGAGTTGCTATTAAATCCCGCCACAAACACCTACGAGAACAAACCAGCGAGCAAAACTGCTAAATCCAGCCCGGAACCGGTCGATGTTGACTTTAAATCCATCGAGATTGGTGTTGAATGATTAAGCTAGAAGACCTAACGCTGGAACAAATCGAGCAGGTGGAGGCAAACATCCATAAACTGCCTGACTTTAAGCGTGCTAAGTTCCAAGAAATTATGCAAGAGCTGCGTAAACGCAAGTATGGTCAGACAGCACAGGTCCACTTCTTAGATTTTGTGAAACAGGTATGGCCTGGGTTCGTTGGTGGACGTCACCACAAGATCATGGCTGAGAAATTCGAGGCGGTAGCACGTGGTGAGATAAAACGGTTGGCGATCAGCCTCCCGCCGCGACATACGAAATCGGAGTTTGCGAGCTATCTACTACCAGCGTGGTTCCTAGGGAATTATCCACAGAAAAAGATCATGCAGGCGTCACATACCACGGAGCTAGCGGTTAACTTCGGTCGTAAAGTACGTAACTTGGTCGACAGCGACGCCTACAAGGGCATATTCCGCGATGTTGAGTTGCAGACTGACTCTAAAGCAGCGGGACGTTGGGGTACCAACAAGGGCGGGGTGTATAACGCCTTGGGTGTCGGGTCCGGTGCAGCAGGTATGGGCGCGGACATATTCATCATCGACGACCCACATAACGAGCAGGATATTATCAGCGGTAACTTAGATGTGTTCGACAAGGCATGGGAGTGGTACATGTCAGGTCCACGTCAGCGTCTGCAACCAGGTGGGGGCATCATCGTGGTGCACACTAGATGGTCTAAAAAAGACTTGATCGGGAAGCTACTAGACTACGCAGCTAAAAACCCAGAGGCGGATCAGTGGGAGTATATTGAGTTTCCGGCGATATTCGGCGCGGGGACTGACCACGAGGAGTCACTCTGGCCTGAGTTTTGGCCCTTGGAAGAGCTTAAAAAGATCGAGCATACCATCGCGCCACACTTGTGGAACGCGCAGTACATGCAGAACCCGACAACGGAAGAAGGCGCACTGATCAAGAAAGAGTGGTGGCAAGACTGGGAGTACGACGAGCCGCCTGAGTGTGAGTTTACGATAATGAGCTTGGACGCGGCGCAAGAAGCGAACAACCGGTCTGACTTTAATGCATGTACGCTATGGGGTGTGTTCTACATGGACGACCCGAACACAGGATATAAACGCGCTAATATTATCTTGCTGAACGCGTGGAAGGAACGGATGGAGTTTCCGGCACTGAAGCAGAAGATGTTAGAGGATTGGCAGTATTGGCAACCAGATGCGTTCGTGGTCGAGAAGAAATCAAACGGAGCGGCGCTCTACCAAGAGTTTAGAGCCATGGGGATACCTGTGAGCGAGTTCACTCCGAGCAAGGGTAATGACAAAATATCGCGTGTTAACGCAGTTAGTGATATATTTGCGTCAGGGGTTGTCTGGGCACCTAAAGGTAATAGGTGGGCTCAATTAGTAATCGAGGAATGTTCAGACTTTCCAAACGGGGAACATGATGACTTAGTGGATAGTACCACTCAGGCGTTGATGCGTTTCCGCAACGGCGGTTTCATACGGTTATATTCAGACTATGAAGATGAGCCGCAAGAGTTTAGACGGAACAAAGGAAAGGCTTTATATGCGCTTTAGAATTGTTGACTGGCTTAGAGGTTTACACAACGCTTCACTTGAACGACAACTACGCGAACCACAGAAGGTAGTTGCAAAAGGAGATGGGATCAAATATCCGCCACCAAGTTTGTATGAAGTGAAACAAATTGCAGAAGAGTTTGGGTTGAATAAGAGCCATTCTATGAGCTGTGTCGGACGAATAAAGCCAAATAACGTATATGAGAACATCAACAAAGTATGATCACGGTCAAAGGATAAATTATGGCAGGCGGAATAGATAAAGGGGTATATCAAGCCCCACAAGGCATCGAGCAACTGGCAGATATGCTACCAGAACCCGATATGGAAATTGAGATTGAAGATCCAGAAAGCGTGTCGATTCATGCTGATGGACTAGATATTGAGATTGAACCAGGCAGTGAAGCTACTGATGACTTCAACGATAACTTAGCAGAACACATGTCAGAAGGCGACTTAACAGAGCTATCTGGCGACTTGCTAGGTGACTATGAGTCGGACGTTAATTCACGTAAAGACTGGCTAGATACATACGTTGAGGGTATTGAGCTCTTGGGTATGAAGGTAGAAGATCGCACTGAGCCTTGGCCTGGTGCTTGTTCGGTGTATCACCCATTGATGGCAGAAGCATTGGTTAAATTCCAGTCTGAGACCATGATGGAGACATTCCCAGCTGCAGGTCCTGTTAAGACACAGATCATCGGTAAACAGACTAAAGAGAAAGAAGAAGCAGCAGTTCGTGTTAAAGAAGACATGAACTATCAGTTGACCGATAAGATGCCTGAGTATCGTCCTGAGCATGAGCGCATGTTGTGGGGCTTGGGTCTTTCAGGTAACGCATTCAAAAAGATCTATTTTGACCCATCTATCAAACGTCAGGTGGCTATTTATGTGGCTGCTGAAGACATCGTAGTGCCATATGGCGCGTCTAGCTTACAGACTGCCCCTCGAGTAACGCATGTGATGCGTAAAACAGAGAACGAACTACGCAAACTACAAGTAGCGGGCTTCTATCGTGACGTGGATCTAGGTGAACCTAGCCATACAATCGAGGAAGTTGAGAAGAAAATCGCTGAGAAAATGGGCTTCAACGCTACCATGGATGACCGCTATAAGCTGTTAGAAATGCACGTTGACCTTGATTTACCGGGCTTTGAAGATGTAGATGAGGACGGCGAACCTACTGGTATCGCATTACCATACGTTGTGACCTTGGAAAGAGGTACGGGCACAGTCTTAGCAGTGCGTCGTAACTGGAATCCAGACGACAAGACACGTCAAAAACGTCAACATTTCGTGCATTACGGCTATGTACCTGGTTTTGGCTTCTACTGTTTCGGTTTGATTCACTTAATCGGTGCAGCAGCTAAGTCAGGTACGATGTTAATGCGTCAGTTAGTTGATGCAGGTACGCTATCTAACTTGCCGGGCGGCTTCAAAACACGTGGTCTACGCGTGAAGGGCGATGATACACCAATCGCTCCAGCGGAGTTCCGCGACGTTGACGTGCCTAGTGGCACGATCAAAGACAACATCATGACGTTGCCGTACAAAGAACCAAGCCAAGTATTGCAGTCATTGATGAACCAAATCATCGAAGAAGGCCGTGCATTCGCTAACGCAGCGGATATGCAAGTGTCAGATATGTCAGCTAACTCACCAGTTGGTACGACATTGGCTATTCTTGAGCGTACGTTGAAGGTGATGAGTGCTGTACAAGCGCGTATTCACTACACAATGAAGCAGGAATTCAAGCTACTTGCTGGTATTATTCGTGACTACACACCTAAAAACTACTCATACGAGCCATCAGAAGGCGACCGTAAGGCTAAACAATCTGACTACGATAACGTAGAAGTGATCCCTGTTTCAGATCCAAACGCAGCGACAATGAGCCAAAAAGTGGTTCAATACCAAGCTGTAATGCAGATGGCACAGGCAAATCCACAGATTTATGACATGGTTGAGCTTAATAAGCAGATGCTTGAGGTGTTGGGCGTTAAGAACATCGGCAAGCTAATCCCTGCTGCTGAAGATGAAAAACCAAAAGATCCAGTCTCAGAAAACATGAGCTTAATCACTGGCAAACCAGTAAAAGCCTTCATGCATCAGGACCATCAGGCGCATATTGCAGTTCATATGTCAGCACTACAAGATCCTAAGATGGCAGCAATCATCGGTCAAAACCCACAAGCACAGGCAATTCAAGCTGCTGCAATGGCTCATATCAACGAGCACGTGGCGTTTGAGTACCGTCGTCAGATCGAGGAACAGTTGGGTGCTACATTACCTAACCCTGATACAGCTATCCCTGAAGAAGCAGAAGCATCAATGGCTCCATTGATTGCACAAGCTGCTAAACAGTTGTTGGCTAAAAACCAACAAGAGGCAGCTGCACAGCAAGCTCAGCAACAAATGCAAGATCCGCTTATTCAAATGCAACAACAAGAGTTGGCGATCAAACAGCAAGAAGCACAGGCTAAGGCAGCTAAGATGGCAGCAGATATTCAGCTTGACCAGCAACGCCTTGAAGTTGAACGTGAACGTATCGCGGCTCAGGAACGTATTGCAGGTGCTCAACTCGGAGCTAAAGCAGTTACTGACCAGCATAATCTTGAAGCTAAACAGCTGCTCGAAGGAGCTAAATTGGGCATGAAAGCGGTCAGTGATGAACGTAATCGTGAAAACCAAGCTGAATTGGCGGATAAACAACAAGCTGCTCAAATGGCACAGATCGAAGCCAATAAGCAGACTCGTAAGCAAAACAAACCACAATCCACTGAGGAATAAGTATGAATGACACGCTAGAGTATTTGATGGAAGAAATCGAAGAACGGCGCAAAGCTATTATTGAGAGTCTTGGCGATGGTGCTGCCAAGTCATATGACGAATATCGTTACACTGCAGGTATGGTTCGAGGTCTACTTACCGTGCAGTCTCTAATCTCAGACCTCGCAAAACGAATGGAGAACTCGAATGAGTGATGTAAACCTGGGCCAAGCGATGGATTTATCCAAGCTAGCCGACCGGGCGAAGAAGGAAGCTCAAGAGGAAGCAGAAGTACGAGCAATCGTAGGTGACGCGACTGATATTGAGAAGGCAGCGCAACTGCCAGAACCAAAAGGCTACCGTATTCTTTGCGCAGTACCAGACGCTGAAGACGAATTTGACCTAGGTAATGGGCTCAAATTGGCTAAAGACGCCTCTACTAAACGCATTGAAGAAAATGGCACCGTAATCTTGTTCGTCCTACGTATGGGCGACCTGTGTTACAAAGACGAGAATCGTTTCCCTACTGGCCCATGGTGTAAAGAAGGCGACTTCGTACTCACTCGTGCCTATGCAGGTACTCGAATCAAAATCCACGGAAGAGAATTCCGCATCATTAACGATGATACCGTCGAGGGTGTAGTTCAAGACCCACGTGGTTATTCACGCGCATAAGGAGTAAGTTATGGCTAAATTAGACCAGGAAGAATTTAAATTCCCAGATGAACAGGAAGTTAACCTAGTTAACTCTGAGACTCCTGTTAACTCAGACGAGCCTGAAGTTAAGGTTGAACTCGAGGCGGATGATAACAAGTTAGAAATTGATGTTATCGACGATACACCAGAGCAAGACCGAGACCGCAAACCATTACCTAAGGAAATGGTTGAAGAGCTCGAAAAAGATGAGATGACCGAATATTCAGAGCGTGTCAAAGAACGTATGGCACAGCTCAAGAAAGTTTGGCATGACGAACGACGCGAAAAAGAGTCCGCTGCACGTGAGCGTGAAGAAGCTGTTCGTTTTGCTCAAAGCATCATGGAAGAAAACAAACGCCTCAAGGCATCGCTATCTACTGGTGAGAAGTCTTATATGGAAGTAGCTAAGCAAGCTGCTGAACATGAGATGAATCTTGCTAAGCGTGCTTATGGTGAAGCTTACGATTCTGGCGATACTGAGAAGATTATTGAAGCACAACAACGCCTCAATTCAGCACAATACAAAATGACTCAAGTAGAAAATTATCGTCCACAATACGAAAAAGCTTTACAAGAGGATACGAATGATGTAAATATACAACTAAATCGGCCCCAAGCCCCACAGCCGGATTCAAAAGCCTCTGCATGGCAAGCTAAGAATACCTGGTTTGGATCTGATGAGGAAATGACTAGTTTAGCATTGGGACTGCATGATCGACTAGTCAGAAGCGGCGTTAGCCCTACCTCTGAAGAATATTACTCTACCATCGATAAAACGATGCGCAAACGATTCCCTGAATTTTCATGGGATGATCCGCTGGACGAGGAACCACCCGCCCAACGCGCAAAACCGTCAACCGTTGTAGCACCGGTTACGCGTAGTACCGCGCCTAAAAAAGTACACTTAACCAGATCACAATTGGCCTTGGCTAAGAAGTTTGGTTTAACCCCGGAGCAATATGCACGTGAGACACTTAAATTGGAGACTAAATAATGAGCGATCAATCTAGACAAAACCGTGAAGCGCAAACGCGTGAAACCTTTCAACGTCAGGCATTTTGGACACCAGCTGCCCTTTTACCTGAAATTAACAAGGAACCTGGTTGGGCCTACCGCTGGATTCGTACCAGCATGGCTGGTCAGGCTGACGCCATTAATGTGAACTCAAAACTGCGTGAAGGCTGGGAACCGGTGAAATTATCGGATCACCCAGAAGTGCACTTATTTGCTGACAATAACAGTCGTTTCTCAGACTCGATTGAAGTCGGCGGTCTAATCTTGTGCAAAACCCCAGAAGAATTTGTTGACCAACGTAGCGCTTACTACAATAAGCAAACACAGTCTCAGACTGACGCTGTCGACAATAACTTCATGAAGGAGAACGATGCGCGTATGCCTCTGTTTAGTCAGAAGACATCCAAAACGTCGTTCGGTAAAGGCAATTAAACTAAGGAGATAAACTATGGCTACTACTGCAGCCCCATACGGTTTACGTCCTATCAATCTGATTGGTGGTCAGCAATTCGCTGGCTCAACTCGTCAAATCAAGATCGCTAGCGGTTATGCTGCTAACATCTTCTTTGGTGATGTTGTTGCAATCGGTACTGATGGTACTATCGTAAAAGTAACAAACGTAGGTACAAACGCAGATCCATTCCCAGCTGGTACAGTTGGTGTGTTCTTGGGTTGTACATACACAGACCCAACTTTGAAATACAAGTTGAACGCACAATACTGGCCTACTGGCACTGTAGCATCTGATGCTATGGCTTATGTATGTGATGATCCTGACACATTGTTCCAAGTTCAAGCAGATGATGCTGTAACTCAAACAATGCTAGGTTCTAACTTCGGTGTGAACCAAACTGCAGGCTCAACAACAACTGGTGATTCAAAAATCTCATTAGATGTGGCTACACGTAACACAACAAACACTATCGCTATGCGTTTAGTGGATTTTGTAAACGGTCCATTCTCTACTGTTGGTGATGCATACACCGATTGTATCGTTAAATTTAACTTTGGTATCCATAGCTACTACAATGGTACCGGCGTTGGCGATTAAGGAGAATAAATAATGGCTATTTCACGCGCACAGTTACTTAAAGAACTATTACCGGGCTTGAACGCCTTGTTTGGTCTAGAGTACAAACGTTATGGTGAAGAACATCAAGAGATCTACGAAACAGAGAGCTCAGAACGTTCTTTCGAAGAAGAAACAAAATTGTCTGGCTTCTCAGCAGCACCTGTTAAAAACGAAGGCAACGCCATCGCTTATGACAATGCTCAAGAAGCTTGGACAGCTCGCTACACACACGAAACTATCGCTTTGGGCTTCAGCTTGACTGAAGAAGCAGTAGAAGATAACTTGTATGACACTTTATCTGCTCGCTACACTAAAGCATTGGCTCGTGGTATGGCGTACACAAAACAAGTTAAAGCTGCTAACGTGTTGAACAATGGTTTCAGTTCATCATATCCAGGCGGCGACGGTGTTGCATTGTTCTCTAATGCTCACCCACTTGTTTCAGGTGGCACAAACTCAAACATTCCAGCAGTTGCAGCTGACTTGAACGAAACTTCATTGGAAAATGCAGTTATTCAAATCGCAGCATGGACTGATGAGCGCGGCTTGTTGATCGCTGCTAAACCACGTAAGTTGATCATTCCACCAGCATTGCAATTCGTTGCAACTCGTTTGTTGGAAACTGAACTACGTGTTGGCACAGCTGACAACGATGTTAACGCGATCAAGAACAATGGTTCTATTCCAGAAGGTTACGCAATTAACCACTTCTTGACAGACCCAAATGCTTGGTTCTTAACAACAGACGTGCCAAATGGTATGAAACACTTCGTTCGTACTCCATTAGCTACATCAATGGACGGTGACTTCGATACAGGTAACGTACGTTATAAAGCACGTGAGAGGTACTCATTTGGGTGGAGTGACCCGCTCGGAATGTACGGTTCACAAGGCGCTTAAGCTAGTAATAGCAAGGCATTCAGAAGGGGCTTCGGCCCCTTTTGTTTTATCTGTTGTGTTATTTGTTACGATGGTATATAGTTCAAATACGTTACCAGTAACTAAGGAGCATAATATGGGAATGGGTATTTATAAAATCATTAACGTAGTAAACAATAAATTTTATGTAGGAAGCGCGGTTAACTTTAGTCGACGGAAAACACGACATTTTTCTGAGCTTCGTAACAACAAGCATAACAACAAGCACCTACAGGCGGCTTGGATTAAATATGGAGAAAACGCATTTATATTTGCTATTGTTGAAGAAGTTACTGATAAAGATGCACTACTAGCTGCAGAAAATATTTGGCTTAAAGAGCATGTAGGAAAAGATTATTGCTATAACTTAGGGACTGATGCCACTGCACCCACGCTTGGGTGGTCGGGGGAAAAGAGCCCTACTTGGGGTAGAAAGAGGACGCCAGCTGAACTTAAAGCACAAAGCTGGAAAGGAAGAAAACATAAGGATGAAGCAAAACGAAAAATAAGCAATTCATTACAAGGGCATATAGTATCAACGGAAACAAGATTTAAGATTAGCCAAACACTGCAGGGTGAAGGTAACTATTGGTATGGAAAACAACGCCCTGACCATGGTGAGAAAGTAAGCAAAGCAATCATTGCAACTGACAGTAAAGGGGTAAGCACCGAATACCCAAGTATTTCTGCACTTAGAGAAGCGTTACAACTTAAACCACCAACAGTAAACCGTGCATTGAAATCAGGAAAACCTCTTACGCGAGGCCCATTTACCGGCTGGACTTTCGAATATAAATAGTTGACACACAAGATATTTACGCGTATAAAACACACATCTAGGACATATTTTTGCCGACTCAGACTGCTTCCTAGGCAGACGTTATAGAGACTGATCGGTTAACGTGCTATAACACAAGGACATATTATGGCTAATACCACATTCTCAGGCCCATTACGTGCGGGTACTATTCGTGAAACAACAGGTACTACATTAGGTACAAACGTTGCTAACGTTGGTCAAGTAGTAATGGCGCAATCAGCAGCAATTACACAAGCTTCAGGCGCAACTAACATTGTTATCCCAGCAAACAGCCAAATCGTTGAGATTACTGTTTGGGTTTCAGCAGTTTGGTCAGGCGTTGCAACCACATTCGGTGTAGGTACAACAGCTTTGGCTACTAAATTCACAGCTGCTGGTGCAGTTGATGGCGCTGCTGTTGGTGTACTTTCAGTTACTCCAGGTACTGATGCTAC